TTTCTTCCACCGTTTCCGCAGTTTCTTCCGGTTCGTCCGCTGTCGGTTCACCGTCTGCGACATAATACCCCGACGTCAGATACGCACGGATTTGAATTTGATTTGTCAGATTGACTGTATCAGTACCGTTTGTCAAACGCATATGTATCGCCCCTTTCTTTTTATTCTGCTTTTTTGTGAACGTAAATAGCGTTCTTTTTGTTGTCTAATACGAACGCGTCGTAGTAAACTCTACCCTCGACAAGCCAACCGTTAATACCCGGAGGATTGTCGTGGATTTTGTATTCTGACAACTTAATCGGTGATGTTGTTGCGATTTTGTGTGTGATGAAAAACAAAACGCCCTCCGGCAATCTTGTTGACGGTGCAACAACAATAGGAATACCGTCAACCATACCGACTTGACCTTTGATTGCAATGTTCTGTGCAATATCGCCCTGCTTGATAAATGAATCATCTTGCTTGATTAACTTGAAAAATTCAGTTGATACAATCGCTACTTTTCCCTCCGGTACGTTCTTTTCGATTAGAAAACTTGTACCGTCCAAAAATGCACTGTACGCATTTTCTTTTGTGATTGCTCCTGTTGCTGTTTGTCCTGCACTTGCGCAGATTTTTGCAAATCTGTATGTATCAATTTCCGGTACGATAACCTCTCTGATTTGACGTTGTAGGGCTGAACCTGCACTGTTTATCATTTGTGTATCGTTGTAGTTTCCTCTGTCGATTGTGAACGTAAAACTTCTGTCTTGGTTCATTGTTAGTTCTTGTACGGTGTTCTCTAATTCCTTTGGTGTTCCGTAACGGTTTGAACCCTCTTTCGTATAGTCGTTCATTGCCGCAGTAGGTACAGAATACACGTTTACTGTTTTAACACCGACAAAATCAAAATTTTGGTTTACAACGGCATTTGACATTGACTCTTTTGAAAATCTTTCATCAATCGCCTTTGCGTATTTGCTTGCGTAATTAATAGCCATATTTTTTTACTTCCTTTCTTTGTTTAGTTGATAAATCCCGCTAAAAACGGGTCATTTCCCTTGTTGTCCGGCTCGTTGAACTTCGGCGGATTGCCTTTCATTCTTTCTGTGACCGCCTTTTCTACCGCCGCATTAAAATCCTTTTCAAATGCGTCAATGTTCGCTTTGGTTTCTTCCGCAGTCTTACCGCACAAACGCTCGGCGAAATTTTTAGACAGTCCACGTTCCAACAGTTGGTTTGCAGTTTCGGCAACTAACTGTTTTTGTGCAAATTCAGCTTTTTCCGCGTTCAGCTTTGCGCGCTCGATACGCATTTCTTCTTTTGCTCTGTCGTCCTTGTTCAGCTTTGCCAGTCTTGCCGCCTCGTCCGCGTCTTCTTTCCATTTCTTTTGTGCCTCTTCAACAGCTTTCTTTGTGGCCGCGTCAATATCTTCTTGCGAAAATGTCTTTGCAGGCTCCGCAGACGGTTCGCCTTTAGGCTCGTTCTTTGGTTCACCGTTTGGCTCGCTGTTTGGCTCGCTCTTTGGTTCACCGTTTGGCTCGCTGTTTGGCTCACTGTTTGGCTCTTTAATTGGTTCTTCCATTGATTAAATCAATCCTTTCTTTTAAATTTTGGTATAAAAATAGAACCTTTTAATGTCTTGTTCAGGACAACACTTGACCCCGTGTCGGGAGATAATCGGACCACTACTCCTTTCTGCTATGTGTATGTTGTGCCTATTCTCACACTATCACCGCCTTTCAATGAATTAATTATATTTTTAAATATTCGCCTCTTAAAATTTTCTTTGCTTTTTCCGCCTCGCGACGGATTTCAAAACTTGTCTTATCTACAAATAACCAACCGTGAAACGGCATAAATTTTTGTCTTTTTCCCTCCGGCTCAAAATACGCCCAATCAAAACCGTGTCCAATAATTTCGGGTGTGCCTATTGCCTCCCAAAATTCATCTGTAACAGGAAAAAATCCGCAGTTAGTCATAATGCATTGCTTTTCTCTGCTTAATGTTTTTTGTGCCTCTCGTCTACCCTGTACACGGGCATTTTCCAACTCTCGGTTTAACTCACGCTGTGTCATAATTATTTTACCGAATATCTTTCTCATAAAAATCTTCCTTTCTTTTTCGCAATTAATTGTGAATTATAGTCTTTTGCTTTTCAATAAAAAATTGTATCAAAAAAGCGCGTTATAAAACGCGCTTTTTTAATTTAATGTGATGTAATTATTACATTTATCACATTCATAACAATTATTATCAACTGTCTTTTCGTTTATTGGTTTTAGTGTCCCTTTTTTACAAAATGGACAGGTTACAGAACCATTCTTTTTTATTTGTTCTATAATTTCTATACTTCTTGGCTTTTTCATGTATGTCGCTCCCTCCATTTATAACTTTGATAATTCCTGTTTACTTCTTTTATAACCTCTCTTTTTTGTGCAAAACTTAATTTATCAACATTGTAATGATGTTTATATTCTTGCGCTATACATACTGCCTCTGCATGCTTATCCCCATATATGTTATATCTTCTGTGTGTAGCCTCATGTATAATTGTTTCAGCCGTCGTCTTTACTGTCTTTGTATTTGACGCATATATATTAATCTCATCATATCCCGAAATATATTCACCTAAAAGGCTTTTACGAACATCAATATTATAATATAGATTTACAGTGCAAGGATTATTTATCAAATAATCTATACATTCTTTTCCTACATTGCTCCTATTAAGTTCTTTTTCTATATTCCTAAATACTATTAAATCTTTTTGTCCGTTATTGTATTGTGAAAATAAATTAGTCAATCTTGATTGACTTACTATCGCATTTCGATATTTGCTCTTTAACTCACTGTACTTCTCACTATCATTATAACGTATATCAATCCATTTGTCAAAACTTCTCGGCACTTCTTTTGTGCCTAACACTTTGACGTATTTCGCGTGTTGTAGTTTATCTGATGTCTTGTTACTGTCTTTGCGTTTTGATAGCTTTAAAGCCTCTTTTTGCTCGTCTGACAGGCTATTGTACCATTCTTGATATGTGACGGAACCGTCTACAATATCATTTTTACCCGTCAGCGGGTCCCTTGCTCGACGATTTTTTAAATCTACCGCAATAGTTGTTGTACAACGACATAACGGGTGCAATACAGGATAGTTATATCCCTCTCGTGCCTCCGACAGTGGCAACACCATATTGTCCCACTGTTGACACCGTTCACACGTTCTATAGTCCAATGTTGCTAAATATCTGTATTGCTCTGCCCCTATGTCCTCATATGCCTTTAAATCAGCCATTGCGTGGATATGTGATGCCTCTGTATGTACTAACCTTGTAGCATTGTACTTTTCAACTTGGAACGTTGTAGCCAGCTTGTCCGCCGTCTTGCTCCACGCCTCGCCCGACATAAACGATTTTACAACCAAATTTTGAGCCGTTGTTGCCAGTCTGTCAGTATTATCCCACACACGCTCCGAAAACTGTTTACCGTGCCATTTTGTACTTACCGCCGCATTTATCGCATTTTCATTCAATATAGCAAAATTAATACCAACATCAAACTGCTTTGCGGCATCATCTATAACTCCGTAATAGCTTTCTTTGTACACCGCTTGCAGTCGCTCTGACAGTTTCTCTATTTCCTTTACGGCTACTTTTTTTATTCGGGCATATATAACAGCTTTGACCGCCTCATAACGTTCTTTACGTGCGGCATAGGCTCTGACAGATAGTCCGTCACGTCTAATATATGCTAAAATATCTTGTCGCGCCTGTTCGTCGGGTGCGTATTCCAACGATTTTATCAGTGTTTTTAAATTATCTTCCTGTTGTGCCTGCGTCAAGAAATATTCTGCGGTTTCGTTGTCAATGCCGAAACGCTTTTGAAAATTGATTTTGATTTTCTGTATTTCTGTATCTATATCCGACAGTGCCTCGTCATACAGTTTCAAAATTTCTTCGCCTGTATAATTTGTTCCCGTTTGTACCGCTATTTCTCGCCTTAGGGCGGCATCATTCCAGTATTCCTCACTTTTCATACGCTACCCCGCTATTTTGCCTTTGATAATTTCTACAATGGTTTCTTCATTCGATTTCAGCGCCGGAACTAAATACGGTTGTGCCGCCATTTTGTATGTGCCAAATTCAACGTACATAGCGTATTCTTTGTTCGTTCCGACTGTGCCGGTTGTTCCCGACACTTCCGATGTTATTGATTTCTGTAATTCCCCCGTATCAACAGGACACAAACCTCTTGCGTCAGCCTCTACAACTTTACAACTTTCGGCGATACCCTCTGACAGTTTTTCGGTTAGATTATTGATTTTATCATCAATCATTGCCTGCACATTTTCCAATCCCTCAACGCTAAACTGCATTACCAACCGCCCCCCGACATCATATCGCTATTGTTGTTCAGTTGCTGTTGAAATTCGTTTGCTGTTTCCTGCCGTGCCGATTCCGCCTCTTCCTGTGGGTCAGTTACGAAATCCAACTGCGCTATCAGTGTTTCGGTGCTAACCATACCTTTTAGGTTCGTAATCATTTGTGACGTTTCGTAATTGTTTACAGGCAAATTGTGTGTGAACACAAAATCAATCCTGTGTACAGGAACTATCGGCGTGTTGTTTTTTAGGTTTAAAAAATGATTATACAGTTTAAAACGTTCTTTTAAACCCTTTGTGATGTAACCCTCTTTATCCTTTGTTTTCTGCTCGAACGCCAAAATCTTGTACTTGATTGCCACGCCGCTTTGGTTATTGCCGAACTTTTCGTCTGACAAATCCGGTACCATTGCTGTAGTGAATATATCTTCTTTCAGGTCGTCACGCAGTACCTTTGTGTCCGCCTCTGACAGTGATTTTGACAAATACTTTGCGTCGCCGTACTCGTCGTTATCGGTTTGTAAAATCTTTTCGCGTTTTAATGCTCGTGCTTGCTCGCTGTCTATTTCAATTCCTTTCAATAACAGCATAGCGTCAACAAACTGTTCTTTGTCGTTTACACGGTCCGACATCAATTTGTTATATCCGTCTATCAGCTGTATTTGTTGCTCAAAATCGCCCTGTTTTTCCTCGTTATTGACGTATTCTATCATAGGCACGCCACCAAAGAAATGTATTGCTTGATATGTCAATTCAAGCGTGTTCCAATTATCCTGTTTTGACTGATATGTACATATTTCGCTATCCGTGTATATATTGCAGACAATACCCGTTACAACGTGATTGACGTCGTATGTTTTATAATAATAAACACCGAACAACGGAAAATGCGTACAATCGTCGTTATATACGACAAATGCCTGTCGCGGGTCTATTTTGACACTGCGTGGCTGTGAATTTCCGTCCGAATATACTAACTCGTACCCTCTGCCGTATATGCTGACATTCTTCACAATTTCTTTGTCAATCGACTGTATATCCTGTTCCAAATAGACATTTATAATGTCGTCAATATTGTACCCGTCAGACGGTGTATAACTAACAGGATTACCGATTAAATATGCGGTGCTGATGTCTGTAATGTATTTTGCGTGGTTCACCATTATTTTATTATTCGCCAATCCGTCCGCCTCTCGCTCTCGGTGACAAATTGCGTGATTTCCCCTATAATAGTTCATCAATTTTGAATATCTGCCGTTACGACGTTCGTGTTTTTCGATTAATTCGGCTATCAGTTTGACCGTTATACCGTCTTTGATTAATTCTTCGTCTAATCGCATTAATATAATTCCTTTCTACTGCGTATTTTTGCGGTTTTGTTCTTCATATCGTTTTCCAACGCATAACGCACGGCGTCTATGGTATGGTTGTTTTTGTCCGGAAATTCGTCTTTAAATCCGTCGTTTCCGTCCGGTTCCAATTCATAGTTTAAAAATTCCTCTGCCGTTTTCGGACAACGGATATTATCAATAATGATTTTGTCTAACGACTGCAAAAATTTGATACCGTAGTTTACGCTATCCGGCCCTTTCTTTGCGCCTGTTATGCGCAGTCCGTACCGTTTCATTTCCGCAATACTCTTCGGTTCTGCGCTATCAGCTATTATTTGATTTTGCGTGTTCTTCTTCGTTTTTATCCTTTCCGCCGCAGATTGATTTGACATACCTACTTTGTAAATTTCGTCAAATATGTACAGTGTTTTTCGTTTTTTGTCATAGTGACATTTTACATACACAAACGGGTCCGCCGCATATCCGAAGTCGATACCCTCACGGATTTGGTCGAACGTGTCAACGTGTTCATCAGACAATCTGACTATATCCACATTTGCGAATATTTCGCCACCTGTTCCGGTGACTTCTCCCAAATACTCGTGATTGTATGCGTCTATGTTGCGTTCCTTTAGGCTTTCCGCCTCTGCAATGAATTGTGTGCCTAACCATTCCGGCGGAACATCTAAATAGCAACTATGATGTGTGTAACTGTGTTTGTCAACTTCTAATATGTGTTTATTCACCCAATTACGCTGTGATTTTGGCGGATTGTATGAATAAAACACGACAAATTCAGAACCGCCACGCATTAACGACTGATTGATATTACGGATTTCTGCAATGCCGTTAAATTCCGCAGTTTCCTCATACCAAATATATTTTAAATATCCCTTTGATACTTTTGTCGATTTTAATTTCTGTGGTTTATCTGCACCACGAAATAAAATTTTCTGTCCTGTTGGTTTGTATACCAACTCCAACGGACTTAATTTCTGTTTCCACAAATGCGATACGCCCAACTGCTCTATCGCCCAAACTAATTGTTCATACACACTGTCTTTCAGATATACGCCGACTTTGCGGATCGCGACAGCGTTTGCGTCTGCGTTGTTCATTATACCGTTTATAATTTCAATGGATATAAACGACGATTTTGTTGAACCTCTGCCACCTTTCAGCCAATAGTGCGTATATTTTTTATCGTGTAGTTTTCTATGCACCGGATAAAATGACGGTGCGATTTTTTCAGATATTTTAGTTCCCATTTTTTTCGCCCCCTATATCATCAATAATAACGACAGGTCCGTCATTTTCTATCTGTGTCCTGTCTGTAAACAATGCGTAGTATTTACCCAACATTTCCGCCGCACGCAGTCTGTCTTTGGCAGGCGGTTTCCCCTCTGTCAGTTTTTGAAAACCGTCACCGACAAATATCGGGATATTGTCAACGTTTTCGCCACGCATTACCGCTGTGAGAAATTCTATAACTTCGTTCGCCTGCGCTGTGTTTTGCTCGTGCAGTTCTTTCAGACGTTCATCAATAGCCTGTTTGATTTCATCTTTTTTCATCAGCCTACTTGCCGCCTGCGGAGCAGTTTTTTCGCTGTAACCCGCCGCAATAGCCGCCGCGGTCTGATTTCTCTTGACGTCATTTACATATGCGTCAACGAACATTTTTTCTTTTTTCGTCATAGTTTCTCACCTCGCTTTGTTAATATATTTTTCGCTATTTTTTAATTCCTACCATTAACGCGCGCGTGTGCGTACGCAAACACCTTAACAAAACTTAACAAAAAATTAAATAGATCTGTTTTTTGTCAACGCACGTTCTAACGCTCTGCGCTTGTGGCGGCACTCGTGCCATTTACGATTGTTAAATCGCCATTTTTGTATGAATAACCATTTTGAAAATTTGTATGTCAATCCGTATTTTTTTGATTGATTGCGGATTCTTTTATTTGATTTCGTATTTTTTTCGTAATATATGTTCATTATTGGTCCTTTCTGCACTAAAAAAGCGGTGGAACTTTCCGCCGCTTGGTTCACTTTTTTATTTTATTGGTTAGGGCGGCAAGATTTGAACTTACAACGTCCGCATAGGTGAAAATATCACCCGTGCAGTGTTCTAACCTGTTGAACTACGCCCTATTATATTTTTTTGCAATCAAAAACCGCCGTTTACACTCTACGGCGGTTCTTCGATTGATAAGAGGCGAAAAGGATAAATCCTCTTTGTGAATTTTTCACATTATCATAATATCACATATTAGTGTCCGTTTTTGTCCGCGTTTTTATTTTTTCTAAATTTTTTATTGCGGACATATGTATCTCGTATACTTTCGTACGTTCATAATGCAGTTCTTCGCATATCTGAAACATTGGTAAACCAACTATGTATTTGAAACGCAATACAGCTTGTTCTCTTGGGTCATTCAGCTGTTCTATTGCCGCCTCAATCTTTTTCAGTTTCTTTACCGCCGCCGAATATGTTGTTTTGTACTGCTCGCGTAGGTCAACTAACTTACAAATCAGTTCCGACTTGTCCGATGTTTTTCCGCCGCGGGGAGTATCATTGACAACGGATGTAATTTTATTTATTTGTGATTCTAAGCTGATTATTTGTTTTTCAATACTTTGAACATTATTTAAAATTTTTCGATATTCTTTTAATTCTGCTATTTTCAACGATATATCCCCCTGTTTCGTAACTGATTTGTGATTTTTAGTTTTTCAGCAATAAACGGTGTTGACCGTTCTTACTGACGACGTATAGATATTCCGGCGTTTCCTTTTCAATCTTCCAGTTTTCCGGTTTCAATCCATGCTCGGCAAGAAATATCTTCTGTCGCCTGTTCTGTTTTATCAATCCTTTCAACTCTTTGCATCTTCTTCACAATTTACTACTTCTCTGTTCCATATGCACAGAACATCTTTAAATGCAATATCTGCCGCCGTCATATCACTTTCTATCGCTTTTAGCACCAATGTTAATGCCGCCGCAATAGCCGGCGTTACTGCATTACTCATGGGATTTATAACGTCCTCCATTTCCGCTATATAATTTACTATTAACTCTCTGTGTATTTTCTTCACTTCGTTCATTTGCTCGTTCATAGCTTTCTGTTTGTCTTTACTTACTTTGTAATTTACAAAAATGCGATTTAATTCATATGTTTTGCGGATAATAAAATCTTCTTTTTCCTGTTTGTTCATTTTATGTTGTTCCTGCTCTTCGCGTTGTTCCTGCTCTTCGCATGGCTCGTATTTCGCATGAAATACGTCCGGCTTACACGGATAATATTCGCCACGCAATCCTCGAATGATGTAATCGCCTACATCTGCTCTCATTTCGCCGTTAAATGTGGATATTACCGGAATACCAAATACAATATTAACGTTTTCTGTGTTGGTAAATTGCAAAATTTCTGCGGCATTTTTTCCTGTCCATTCCACCGCCTCAATTTCGCAAGGCTTTGTTATATATTTCATTTGTTAATTCCTCCGTTTTTTCTTCTGTCATTTTGTTTCATTCTTTGAAGTGACTGTTTCCACGAATTTCGTATTATGTTATATTCTCTGTTTGATGTATCAATCGCAACAATAGAATTTCTTAATTTTTTCTTGTTCATACTGACATCTAAAATATCGCGACTTCCGGCAAACGTCAGTACATAAACCTGTTTTTTGTACTGACGTGCATAATCGATAATACATTCATTTAACAATGCTTGAAATGTCATTTGTGACGTTATGCGTTTCAAATCACCCGCCTTTAATTTTCGTATATATGGTTTCCCGTACTTTGATTTATATTTTCTCATTTACTTGTCTACCTTTCTTGTTTTTTTATAATCATCTGTATCTGTAATAGATAACTCTTTTAAATTGTCTGCAAAACAATCGTCACTGTTTTTGTTGGTGATTTGCGAAAAATAAATATATCGGTGTCTGTTGGTATATTTTTTGTAAAACCTATCAAATACCCAACGGCATTTTTTTTGACAAAAACCGTAAAAGTTTTCCGGTGTTGCATTTTCGACCATATCAATAATTGCCCATATTGCAATCAAACATTCCTGCTTGAAATCATCTATATCCGCCTCGCCGAAAGATACGTTGTGATACATATTTCGGTATATGAATATATCAATATTTTTTTCAGCATTTTCTTTAAACAGTTCTCTTGCCTTATGGTTTTCCGGTAACCCGTAGGCCGTGTTAGTATCCCATTCCAAATTATCAATACGATTATTATTGGGATTGCCGTCTAAATGTTTTACCTGTCGGCTGTTCCCCGTCGGCTCTCCTTCAAAAGTTAATAATACAAGTTTTGCAACACTTCTTCGCACTTGACTTTTACCGTTTCTTAATCTCACCATTAAACAGTCATTATTCCCTATGTATTGCGACATAATTACGGACGGATATGTACGTGTATTAATATATCGCTTCTTGCTCCGTACCTGTCCGTAGTTACTGACTTGGTATACCCCCTTAAACTCCTCTATGTCTTTCCACACTTCGCGCATACTTCACCGCCTCACCACTTGACCGCCTCATTAAATCGTTTTTTTTGTTCGGCTTGTGATAATTGGGTATATATTTGCGTAGTATCAATACTTCCGTGCCCCAACAAATCTTTTAACAACGACATATCTACGCCATTGTTTAACGATTGTATAGCAAAAAAATGTCTGAACGCGTGCGGATGCATTACTTCTTTCCGTATTTGATATTTTTCAGCGAAGTCTTTCAAACGTGAATCAACGCTCCTTGTAGTCATATGCTGTCCTTTTTTTTGCCCCGGAAACAGCCACCGTCCTTGCACACCTGCAAAATATTCCTTGCTTTCTGAAATCAGTCTATCCGGCACCCAAATGCGCCGACTATGACACTTGGTGTCTAAATCGATATATCCGTCCTCCAACGTTTTTTTCTCGAATCGGACAAACTCGCTGACCCTTGCGCCTGTTTGTCCTAAAAAACGGACCATCCAATACCCTTTCATCTTGTTGTCCGCTTTTAGGCATTTCAACAATTTGTTATATTCTTCTACGGATATAACATTGTCAACGAAACTCTTTTTTTGCACCGGCAATTTGCTCACATTCAGCTTTGTTCCTTTGAATTTTGCAAATGCCATTAAACCCGATAATCGTAAATTTATCGTTTTAGGTGTCTTTCCCTCGTCTTTCAGTTCCTGTATCCATTTTTCAACGTTACTGTCATTCAGACAATCGTAATGTGAAAAAAAATCACTCACTGAAAATACATAGGAATACGCTGTATTATGTGACCGCCGTTGTTTCGATAAAAACGCCTCAAACTCGGGCATCTCTTTGTTCTTTAGGCGCTCGATTTCCGCCGTCTGTATATCGTTGTTTAATATAATATTCGACTGTGAAATATTATTCTGCGGATTTGACGTATTTATAATATTTATAACTACATTACCACCTTGGGAACCTTGCGGTAATGCCTGCATTATTTGATTTAATATTTCCGTTTCGTTCATATCCTCACTCACCTTTTTTAATGATTATCAAACATATGAAACATTCTTCGCCAATTCCAAACATCATTGAAATACATTGGCGTGAACCAATAGCAGCTATTTTCGTTTGTCATTGTCATTTCATACATTGCCTCGGTGTCTGTTGTTGGTTTTGCAAGTGAATCGCCAATCTTGACATATCCTGCACAGCCTAACAGTGACAGCTGTATATAACACATTTTTGCCGTTACCGCATCTAAATCTTGACCTACAAATAAAATTTGATTTTGCCAATTAAACTGCTTTTCCGCCGCAGTATTGGCAAACGCAATCAGTAACGCCCCTGCACCACAGGCGGGGTCATTTACTGACGCAAATCCATTCGCTTTTATTTTTCTTTCTATGTCGTCTATCTGCAATATCGCCATTGCTTTGCATACACTGTACGGGGTGAAAAATTGTCCTTTCCAGTGGTTCCCTAACCCTAATTCCATATACAACTCTCCGAGGAAATCACAGTCCCTGTTTTCCTCCATTCCATTAATGACGTGACCTGCCATTTCTGAAAATATTGGCTGTTCATTCTTTGTGTACTTGCGAATAATTTGCATATACATTTCTTCTCTCTGTTTGAAATGTACCCTATCTATTCCATTTGATATAGCACAGGCAAACATTGATATGAAATCAGCGTATATTTCCCATGTTTGATATTTACCGCCGAATTTCTGAATACACTTCACAAACTCGGCTTGATGTTGATTTTTTATATTACCTCTCATTTCTGTGCCTTTTGTTCCCTTCTTCTATATCATTTCATTTCCGTACTGTTTTAGCGACCCGTATACCGTCGCTACCGCGATATTTAATTCTTCGCTGATTTCTTTAATCGTGAACCCTTGGTTTTGCAAAAACACAATTCTGTTGTGATATATATACCGTTTATTGTTACTTCGTGACTGTGGTTGCGGTTGTTCACCGTTGCAGATGTACACCCATTTAGGGCATACACCTTTTTTTAGCGCGTCGGTGACATTGTGCCACGCCTCACTGATACAGGTCACGGAACAAAGTTGTATTGAAAATGGTTTCCCACTGTTTTCGTCGATTTTTTCGTTCATCATTTTTCCACATACTGAACAATATGTCTTTCTCATTTTTGCTCCTCCGTTTTCAACTCAATCCATATCAGTGCTAAAGTTTCGTCAGCGTCGTATGAGTTGCCGTTGTATTCTGTTTTGGTATGTTCACGCAATAAGACTCCCTTCTTATCACGGTAAATGCAAGTTACCGTGATATATTTGCGGTCGGAGGGGGTTACATCACTGTCCCATCCCTTCGCTTTAAACGTGTCACCGACTTCGACAGTGTCGAAGTCTTTTCTAAATATTTCGATATTTTCACAATTCGTATAATACGCGTACAATGGCGCTTCTTTCATTGCTCTTATTTCCATTTTGTTTTTTCCTCTCTTTCTTCTCAATCGATTGGGATTTAGTCGGTTATTTCAATTTGACCGCCCATATCCAAAAATCCGTCTTTCAAATTTCGTTTGAAACCCTCGCTCAACGTTCCACCGAAATCTGCCAACTGTTGCATATCGAAATACATAGCCATTATTATCCCAACGCATATACCCGATACAACCACATATACATTTGGTTCTAACGGATTATCACGATAATAATATTCCGGTGCGAATTCATCACGAAATACATCTAAATATTTTTCCTGTATTATCATTATTTTTCCGTCTGCCATAACAAACATTTTGTATGTTTGTTTACCGGACGTCAGCGAATATTTTAACGGCTGTAACTCTTTCAACTCGTCAACATCAATAACCGGTTGTGGGTTTTCTGTGTTATCTGTCAACGTAAAAATATCTTTGACCTCATTGTCACCGCCTATTGCAGTAAAATAATCATCAACCGTCCATTTCGGACAAATTCCTTGCACCATAACCGCTACGTGACCCTCGGATAAAAATTTATATCCGCCGTATGACAGTAGCATTATTTGACGATTTTTCTTGCATAATTTCAGTATGTATTCTAAATTCATTCTGTCGCCCCCTGTCAAAATGTTACGGCAATGTTCAGCACCGCCGCCGCAAGCCAATACACTACTTTTCGCCAATCTCCCGTAATCGTGTACGAGATTGCTGACATCAGTTGTATAACTATTAATGTCAGCGGTAAAATTTTTTCTTTCGTCATAGTTTTATACCCCCTCAACTCTAAAAATCGGACAGCACCGTCATATTTTACTTCGTAACCTGCAATATCTTCCGGCATTAAAAATTTTTTGCCGTAAATGTTTTTCATATCGTCCCACACATCAAACGGAACTGAATAAAATTTGTCCTGTATATTTACCGCCACAAATGTAACGGCTCCAAAATCCTTCTGTTCTCTTAACCACTCCATTTGCGTATCTGTTACCGCATTTCTTTGTATACGGCTTTTCTGCGTGCTTTTCGCCTCAAATGCAATAGCACGACCGCCGTACAATACACCCTTGAAATCCGGCTCTGCACGGCCTGTAAAACGACCGCTGAATTTATTCCCTGTTGTTTTTTTCGTAACTATGTACGGCTCATTGACTTTATTTATTATCGCCACCTCTTTTTGGCGGTAATAATTACAACCTCTCATCAATAACCCCTCAAACGCTCTGCCACGTGCCGAACTCACTTTATTTCTCAAAATTTGTTCGCCATTGTTATTATTTTCATTTGTTAATTCGCGGAATTGCTCCGCTGTCATTCTTTCCATAATGTTTACCTCTCTTTTTTGATTTCATTTTGTTTAACATTACACATTTTTCAAATGATTTAATATCTTCCGCCGTTGCTCTCGGTGCGTTTCCGCATATCCGAATTATGCACGGTGTATCTTCGTATTTACAACCGTTACAACCGTCATTCATTTTTCAACACCGCCTAACCATTACATACTCTTGGTACGGAAAACCGCTGAAATCGTGGAACCCGTCAAACCTATGTATTATTTCATAGTGTTTTTTCGCTCTCGGTGTGCTTGTCCACCTTTCGGCTTGTATTATTCTGTATCTGATTTTTGGTTTTTTCATATTCCGACTACTTGTGAAATCTTTTTCCGATTTCTCGCTGTCGCCTTTTACAAAATACATTGCCAAATCATACATAGAATTGGTGTATATATTTTCTATATGTACCTTGCCGTGTTCCCATAGGCTTATAATGATACCTATGTCAAATACATTTTTGATTATAAAATGATGATGTAACCCACCCTTGACACCACGTTCAGTCATTGCGGTATATGTCAACGGTATGTCTTTCTTCTTTAACCTCTCACGCAATCGGCGAATAAATCGACTGCGTTGTTTTTTTGCCATTACCATACTATCGGGACGTTCCGTACGTCTGTATGTTAATGTCACCCAC